GAGAGAACAAGAAAAAGAGTGGCGATTCCCATCAGGGGCAAAGATAGAGTTTGGTTACGCAGAGAACATGACAGACGTTTTACGTTACCAAGGTCAATCATACACATGGATAGGAATAGACGAACTTCCACAATATCCTTCGCCAGATATTTATAATTTTCTAAGATCTTCTCTAAGATCGGTAGATAAAGATATACCTGTTTATATGAGAGCTACAGGTAATCCAGGTAATGTTGGATCACAGTGGGTACGAGAGATGTTCGTAGAACCAAGTGAACCAAATACAGCTTTTGATGTAGGGATAGATACACCCAACGGTAAGAAGTATATAACCAGAAGGTTTATACCAGCGAAGCTACAGGACAATCCTTATCTGATGCAGACTGATGATTACTATATCATGCTAGCATCTCTACCAGAGGTACAACGTAAACAGTTCTTAGATGGGGATTGGGATGCATACGAGGACTCGGCTTTTCCAGAATTTAGTAAGACGACCCATGTGGTCGAACCTTTTGACATACCTAGAGGCTGGTATAAGTTTCGTGCTGCTGACTGGGGTTATTCTTCTCCTGCTTGTGTTCTATGGTTCGCTGTTGATTATAATAATAATCTATGGATCTATAGAGAATTGTATACGAAGAAAGTAACCGCAGATCATTTTGCTAGACAGGTTTTACAATTAGAACAGAACGAATATATACACTATGGCGTATTAGATTCTAGTACATGGGCTAAGAGAGGTGATATAGGTCCTAGCATAGCGGAGACTATGATACAGCAGGGATGTAGATGGCGACCATCTGATAGATCACCAAAGAGCAGAATAAACGGTAAACTAGAGATACATAAAAGATTACGAGTCATAGACAAAGAACCAGGTATAAGGATATTCAAGACCTGTAGGAATCTTATAAGAACCATGGGTATATTACCCACAGATGATAGGAATCCTGAAGATGTGGATACTAATGCCGAAGATCACGCTTACGATGCATTAAGATATGGATGCATGAGTAGACCAACACATCCTAAGTTTGCTGAGAGATTTAGAACATCTTTTAGTGATGATACATATAGGATGGCAGATAATAAATTTGGGTATTGATTATGAACAGAATTACAAGACAATTATTAACACACATATCCTCTATTAAAAAAGATACGATGGAAAAATTGTTATCTAAATTATGTAGAAGAGAGGTTAATATAGGTGCGACTGGCACACAGGAATACAGATTAAAAAAAGGTCCTAATAAAGGTAAGGTGCTAAATGCCCCTAAATAAAAAAGGTAAAAAGATTAAGAAGGCTATGGTAAAACAGTATGGCAAAAAGAAAGGCCAATCTGTTTTTTATGCTATGGAAAATTCTGGTAAATTAAAAGGTGTCAAAAAGAAAAGTTCCAGAAATAAATAAAAAAAATTTTCCCTATGATCTCGTGATCGCATACTGGGAAGATATTGTTGGATCATGCGAGTGGTCTGATATACCTGATATAAAAAAAGCTAAGACGGCTACATGTTGTAGTTTTGGTTGGTTGGTAGAACAGAATCAAAAGACAACTGTCATCATGGCTGATTTTATATTTGAAGATAGCGGATCTATAAAGCAGGGAGGTGGTCATACCGTGATACCTACCAAGAATATAATTAAAATAAAAAAAATAAGAATCTAACAGGAGACAGCAATGGAAACAAAATTTGATCCAAAAGCTAAAGTTAAACAAGGTCAGTTCAGTGATGCACCTGATGGGAAAAACCCAAACAGGGAACATACTAATATTGACTTTTCTAAACATGCACCTAGAAAGTATCAACCATTTGAGTATGATGTAAACGAGCCAACTAAATCTGGTTCTGAGCATGTCGAAGATTCATTGTTTAAGATGGCAGATGAAAAAGACTATTAATGAGTCTTGGACCTAAAAGTAATTTTATACCTGTAGTTTATGCAGGAACTAAAAAGAAAAAGAAGAAAACCCAAAGGAGAAAACATGGACATAAAAAAAAGATACATGGAAGGCGAACTAGCACCTGATGCACCTAAGAAACCAAATGAACCTATGGAGTTCAGCGGTGGATACAGTGGACCTAAATTAGGGCCAGATGTAGAAGGTAAAGCTAAGAAAGCTAATAACAAAGTAGATCCTGCAATCTTTAGAATGGCTGAAGAAAGAGATTACTAATGGCTGATTTCTACGCAAATACAAAACCAAAAGCACCAAAAGCAGAAGATAACCTAAACTATGGAAATAAAAAAACTTTAAAATTACTTGATAATTTTGCAGGTTTAGTAGATAGAAAAATGAATATGGGTGCTGCTGTAGATATTGATGATCTTCAACTTTTATCTAGCGAATATATGAAACTCAAAGAAAAAGGAGTTGATGTATCAGGATTAGATACTAAGATTAATAGTATTAAAAAAAATTATAGAATTAATCAAAAGTTAAAAGAAAAAGGTAAAGATCCACTTCAAGAAAGATTAGGCAAAGAAAAAGAAGCATAAAATATGGATGAAGATAAAGAAAAAAATGGCGGATATGAAGCCGAGGGTAATGCTTTAGTTGGTTTAATCCGAGAGAGATTCTATCAAGCTGAGACATCTAAGGTCTATGATGAGAAAAGATGGTTAAAGGCTTACAGAAACTATAGAGGATTATACGGACCAGAAACTGCTTTTCGTGAGAATGAGAAGTCAAGAGTATTCGTAAAAGTTACTAAGACAAAAGTTCTTGCATCTTTTGGTCAGATAATAGAGGTATTATTCTCTCAAGGTAAATTTCCTCTAGGTGTATCTCCTACATCAGTGCCAGAGGATATAGCTGAGAGAGCACATCTAGATCCAAAAGATCAACAGCAACCACAGCAACCAGATCCTTATGGATTTTCTGGTGATGGTGCTAATATACCTCCTGGAGCTACGGTAAATGATTTGATGAAAAATCTAAATCAAGAATACGAGAATCTTGGTTTTAAGGATGGTCCATCATATACAGGATCTCCACAGATAGAGCCAGCTAGAATGGCTGCTGAACAGATGCAGAAACTTATACATGATCAGCTAGAAGAGAGTAGAGCTATCACTATCATGCGTCATGTATTCTTTGAGATGGCATTGATGGGTACAGGTATATTAAAAGGTCCATTTACAGATACAAAAGATTATAATCTATTCTCTACGGCAGAGGATGAGGATGGTAACATAACAAGAGTACAGGCTACTAAAACAAAAGTTATACCATCTATAGAGGCTGTATCATGTTGGGATTTTTATCCAGATCCAAATGCTACGACTATACATGATTGTGATTATGTGATTCAAAGACATTCGTATAACAAATCACAGTTTGAGGATCTAGCAGATAAACCTATGTTTGATAGGGAAGCTGTTATGGAATGTCTAAAGATGGGTCCTAACTATCAGACTAGAGGATTTGAATCTTCTCTGTATGATAGGGAGAATATACAGACTATCTATAAAAATAGATTTGAGGTTTTAGAATATTGGGGTATAATAGATAGAGAGACAGCGGATGAGTGTGGTATGACATATACTACAGATTCAGATAATATACATGTCAATGTTTGGATATGTGGTAATAGTGTTTTAAGAATGGTAGAGAATCCATTTACACCAACTAGAATACCTTATCTAGTCTGTCCTTATGAATTAAATCCATATCAATTTTTTGGTATTGGTATTCCAGAGAATATGGAAGACTCCCAGATGGTTATGAATGGTCATGCGAGAATGGCTATTGATAACTTAGCACTAGCAGGTAATCTAGTATTTGATGTAGATGAGACTATGCTAGTACCTGGTCAGGATATGAAAGTATTTCCTGGTAAGATATTTAGAAGACAAAGCGGTCAAACAGGACAAGCAGTACATGGATTAAAGTTTCCTAATACTGCATACGAAAATTTACAAATGTTTGATAAGTTTAGACAGTTAGCTGACGAGGCAACTGGTATACCTTCATACTCACATGGAGCAACAGGTGTACAATCTACAACTAGAACAGCATCAGGCATGTCAATGCTTATGGGTGCTGCAGCATTAAGTATTAAGACAGTAGTTAAAAATATTGATGACTATTTACTAAAGCCCCTAGGACAATCATTGTTTCACTGGAACATGCAGTTTAATGATGATGCTCCACATATAATAGGTGATCTAGAGATCAAAGCACAAGGCACTTCTTCTTTGATGCAGAAAGAGGTAAGATCTCAAAGACTAATGACATTTATGCAGACAGCAGCTAATCCTGCACTTGCACCTTTTGTTAGATGGCATACATGTTTAACAGAGATTGCTAAGTCTTTAGATATTGATCCAGATCAATTAATAAATGATCCAGAGAAAGCTGCGATCTATGCACAAATAATGGGAATGGCAAATGGAAATCAAAATAATACAGCCCCTGCTGGAGGACAAAATCAAATGGGGCCAACTCAAGAAGTACCTACAGGAGCTTCGCCTACAGATCCATCAGGAGCTGGAGGTGGCAACATCGGAACAGGCAATGTACCGATGCCAGGGGAAGCTGGCTTTAGTGCGGCAAATACTCAACCTAGAAGAGGCGAACAAGCAGAGCAAAACTAATTATGACAATTAAAACATTTGATGCAAATAGAGTTGGTGGTGGCACTTTTCAATTAAAACAAGACCCTACTACAGGTGAGTATACAGTTGAGGAGGTTGGTTTTGTAAAACTTCCTGAACTAAAATTACCTGAGATAGATCAAGCACCTTTTAAATTACCAGAAACTGAACCAGATGATCCTACTACAGATACACCTGTGGATGTAGGGGGTGTACAAACTGGTGGTGGAGGCTCTGGTGGTGGCGGAGATAACCAGCAAGATTTTACTGGTGAGTCAATGTTTAAAAATATTCAAAAGCAAGCTACTACATTTGCAGGACAAGATACTGGTATTGTTTCTACTACTACTAGAGATAGGACTGATATTAATGAAGGTGCTATTAAAGTAGAAGGTTTAAGAGAAAAAGAAGCCTATGATAAAGCAGTTGCTAATTACAATGCTATTGCAGAAAGAAATAGAGATTTAGCAATGGGTAAACAACCTTTATCAGAAGAAGATAGATTACAAAATAAAGCTGATATAGATGCTGCAAGAAATGAAATGGATAGTGCTAGAAAAAATTTTGAATCAACTTTTGAAACTATTAAAGCAGCACCAGTTATATCAGAAGATTTACAAAAATTTGGTCCTACAACAACTACAGGTGCAACAGGTGTACCTGATGCAATTGTTCAAGGACAACCTGCATTACCTGATGAAAATATAATTACTAAAGCAAAAGATGTAGTATCAAATACTAAACCTGTGCAACTATTAGGTATTGGTATTAGAACTGCAGGTAAGTTAATAGGTAATGTATTAGAAGCTGTAACTCCAGAATTAACAGCAACACAAAAATTAAATAATAGACTGTTTAAAACTAGAGGTGATTTAGGATCATCCACAGATCCAGGAAGAATAGCAGGTAATCCAGCGACAGATTTATATGCAGGTATGAATAGAAACTCAGCATATGGTAATTTAGAGAGAGCTGGCAATAAAAGAATTGAAACTAGAGAAGCAACTATTGCTAGAAAAGGAATTAAATCAGAATCTAATCCTAATGGTGTTTCACAAGAATTTGTAGATAATACAAATAATATGAAAAGACAATCTACCGAATATAAAGCTAAGAAAAGAGGTTTAGATACTAATAATCCAAATGAAATGAGAAACATGAATACTAATGATGGTGGAGATAAAGGATCAGATAGTGGTAAAAGTATAGTTTGTACAGCTATGTATCAAACTACAGGATTACAAGACTGGGCTAAAGCAATGAAGATATGGTATATATATCAAAAAAAATATTTAAGTATACAGCACCAAGAAGGTTATCATAAATTATTTAAACCTTTTGTAAAAGGTATGCACAAAAGCAATATTATAAAAGCTATAGGTGCACACTTTGCAAAACATAGAACACAACATTTAAAACATGTAATGTTTAATAGTAAACCCTCTTTATTAGGAAAAATTTATAACAAAGTATTAGAACCTATTTGCTACTGGGCAGGGAGAAAATAATGGCTATAAGTGATATGAAAGGAACTGTTACTACAACAGGTAAAATGAATAATGCACCTGAAACTCCAAAAGCTGCAGATTTATCTCAAATGAATAAATTATTTGAAAGAAAAAATAAACCAACTAAAGTTGCAGAACAGCCTAAACAAATGCCAGTAGAACAACCAAAAGATATGGGTCTTATGGAAAAATTACAAAATTTAACAGATCAAGATAAGGCTGTACTAGCTACAGTTTTATCTCCATCTGTTAGTAATGCTCTCAAAAAGATTGCTCCTGAATTGACTCCTTTATTGGATCAAGCAGGAACATCTGAAGAGAATGTTATAATACCAGTATCTGTAGTAAAAAATTTTGCTACAAAAAGATATGGCGGACAGAATGAGACTGAGGCAGTAACTAGTTTTATTGCTGATTTACAAGGTTCTGTTCCTGGTATGGATAATACGATGGATCAAACAAATGTGCCACCTGAAACTGAAGCTATTGATCAAGATATAGCTTAGTATCAGCCCACAAACAATTATGGAATCGAGCTACCCTTATCCATAAGGCACTCAACCAATAGGTAAAAATAATGG